CTGATACTTGGTATGTTTCTGGAGCGGGGGTAACCTAATGGCTGGCGCACTTACAGCGGCAATAGCAGCGGCGTTTTCTGGTGGTGGCGCACCACCGGTTACTACTGACCCCTATTTTGAATACACCACGCTACTGCTTCCTGGCAACGGTACGAATGGCGCACAGAACAACACGTTCCTTGATAGCAGCACTAATAACTTCACCATCACCCGCAACGGCAACACGACACAGGGTACGTTCTCACCGTTCTCACAGACGGGGTGGGGGAATTATTTTGATGGTAGTGGGGATTATTTGAGTGTTGCTAGCAATGCGGCATTTCAATTAGGTACTGGTGATTTTTCAATAGAGGCTTGGATTTACCCAACCACAACCCCTGGTGGTCAATACCCAGTGGTGATTCGTCTGGAATCGGGTGGCTACAACAGCAATGGGTTAACGCTCTTTTGGAGAAGATATAACGTCAATCCAAACGGAGTAAGCGTTGATTGTGGTGGGGCGGTATCACTTGCTGGAACATCAACAGTTGCTTTAAATACTTGGACTCATGTTGCTGTTACTAGAACCGGAACAACATTTGCTTTGTTTGTGAATGGAACTAGAGAAGCAACCACGACTAGTTCAAATAATTTTTCTGTTAATGATTCTGTTTATATTGGGGATGGTACAAGCGATACCGAATTCCCAGGATACATATCAAATGTACGAATTGTTAAAGGTTCAAATGTTTATGGAGTAGGTGCCACACTAACTGTACCTACCGAGCCTCTAACAGCAATCTCAGGTACTTCCCTCCTCACCTGCCAATCCAACCGCTTCATAGACAACAGCACTAACAACTTCACCATTACCAAAAACGGTGATACCAGAGTAGTCGCCTTCTCCCCATTCAACCCCACTGCAAGCTGGAGTGCTGCGACTAATGGTGGGAGTGGGTATTTTGATGGTAGTGGGGATTATTTGAATGCCAGTAGTTCGTTATTTAATCCTGCCGGTGCGTTTACGGCTGAACTTTGGTTTTACCCAACTGATAACACAACGCAATATCAAGGTCTTATTAGCACATGGCCGGAAGGTGCTGTTCCCGGTGTAGGTATTCAATTTTGGAAAAGCGGCGCTACGTTTAGCGTAGTGATTGGGAATGCGTCGACGGGAGGAACCACAGTAGCAAGTTTCACTTGGGCAACGTATCTCAATCAGTGGAACCATTTAGCGCTGGTTAGAAATTCAAGTAATAGTTGTGCTGTTTTCTTAAACGGCAATCGACTTGCAGCACCAGTAACAAAATCAGGCGCTCCCGGACAAACGTCTTTAACGTTAGGGCGAATTTACAATAACGTTGCCAATTATTATTTCACTGGCTACATGTCAGACGTCCGCTTTGTAAGCGGCAACAATGAATACGACCCAGCTTCGTCAACGATAACAGTCCCCACAGCACCTCTCACAGCCGTCCCCAACACCGCCCTCCTCCTCAACTTCACCAACGCCGGTATCTACGATGCCACAAGTAAGAATGATCTGGAGACGTTAGGGGCGGCAAGTATTAGCACCGCTCAAAGCAAGTGGGGCGGCTCAAGTATGGTGTTCAATGGGTCAACGAGCGCATTAAAAGGCCCGTCAACCGATTTGGTTGCTTTTGGAACTGGTGACTTTACTGTTGAGGCTTGGGCTTACAGAACGGCTACTAGTGATGGATTTGTATTTGATACCCGAAACAACGGAGTTGGTTTAAGACCAAATACATCCAATCAATTAGAGATATTAGTGACGTTTGCCGGACCTTTAACTGCTGGTGGTACGTGGCCTGCTAATCAATGGGTCCATATTGCAGCGACCAGAACAGGTGGAAATATTAAACTTTGGTTAGATGGTGTCAATGTAGCCACGGCTGCTAACTCAACAAACATGACAGGAAATACGCCTTTTGTCGGCAGCGCAAACGGATCAAATTATTTTCCGGGTTACATACAAGATTTGCGAGTTACAAAAGGCTACGCTCGGTACACATCCAACTTCACACCGCCAACCGCAGCCTTCCCAACCCTTTAGGAATAGATCATGTACTGGACTAAAAACGGGTCTATCCCATCACAAGAGACAGACGGCACAGAAGGCTGGCAACAGGCTCCAGCACCACCGGCAGAGATTCCTGAAGGCAAGGAACTTGTATGGCTAAACTGGGAATGGATCATCCGTGACCCTAAGCCACAAGACAGAGCAGGATGGCAGTGGAACTGGCAGCACGAAGGCAGAATGTGGGTAGAGAGTCCGTGGGGCGTTGTGGAGTCAGTGGAAATTGTTGCTTTTGAAGATCAGGGGGAACCTACATTCTTGCCTGAAGCGTTGACCACAGACCAGATCGTGAACCTAAGTACGGCGCAGATCAATGCAGCGGGAATTTGAAGTAACCGGCCTATCTGATCTCTACGCAGCATTGCAAGAGCTGCCTGTGAGAATCGAGCGCAATGTTACGAGAGGCGCTTTGCGAGCTGGCGTTGCTGTGTTTAGAGATGAGGCAAGGGCTAATGTCCCTAGAGATTCCGGTTTTCTTCGCAAGTCCATCAAGTCGGAATCAGACGTTCGTCGTGGCAAGGCATACGGATACGTCAGAATCGATCGCAATAAAGGCGGTGCTTTTTACGCTCACATGCTCGAATTCGGGACAGCCAGCTATTACGCTGGAAGCGGTCGAAGTAAGCGTCAGCCCTATCGCATCCCGAAAGCGACCATTGGCAGGAAGAAAACGGCGAACACGGTTTCTAAGAGACTAAAATTCAATACGCCAGGTGGTTTTGTGATTCGCAATGCTGTGATCCATTCAGGCATTAAACCCACATTCTTTATGCGTAAAGCCTTTGACCGTAAGCAAAAAGAAGCGATGGACGCTTTCAAGGTTTACGTTCAAAACCGACTTCCTATCGAGGTTGCGAAGCTAAGATGAGTGCGGAACTAATCGTTGCAGAGCTTCTTAAAGATGCGTCGATCACGGCGATCATCGGTACGCGCAATGCGCTTGTGCAGCTTCCAAAAAATACAAACTATCCTGCCCTGGTCTATACGGTCATCGACACGACACCTGACCCAGTGCTAGCCTATCAATCAGCAGATCAAATGGCTCGCGCTAGAATCCAATTCAATCCGCTTGCAAAAGACATTGCTACAGTAAAGCAAATCCTCGCTGCATTGCGGACTCTGCTTGATTTCAAGCATAATGATACTGTTTTAGGGCATCTTATTGTTAGCTGCCGCTTAGACAATATCGGCCCTGTAGACCGAGACAATGATATTGGTGTTTGGACTCAGCCAGCCGATTACATGTTGATGTACTACGAGTGACCCCGTTGGGGCTTTTTAACTGGAGAAAACCATGACTGTCGCAACCTCCGCAGGCTCAACCCTCAGGGTCACATCGTCTGCACCTGCAACCTATGATTCGAGCGGTTACAACACGCTCTTTGACGCATCGCCTGCACCTGCACTAGTTGGCGAGATCACCGACCTTGGTGAGTTTGGGCGAGAATTTGCCTTAGTTACGCATAACCCAGTCGGCACTCGCGGCACTCAAAAGTTTAAGGGATCATTCAACGAAGGCACGATGTCGCTTTCGCTAGGTCTTGATACCGACGATGCTGGTCAGATCATTATGAAAGCAGCTTCGCTTTCTGACAATGATTACAGCTTCAAGGTCACGACTCAAAACGGCGACAAGTATTACTTTCGTGCCAAGGTCATGAACTTCAAGGTTAGCGTTGGTTCGGTCGATTCGATCACCACTGCAACCTGCTCGCTCGAAATTACAACCAATTCTGCTGGCGTTGGCATCGTCGAAGTGTTAGCTGCTTAATTGGAAAACCTAGCACCTGCCCCACGTCCGCCTGACTCTTCGCGGGGTCAACGGACTGGGGGTAAGGGCAAACATCCCCGCGAAGGATCATCTATGTTTGACATTTCTACACTTGCTGTAAACGACACCACCATCGTCGAGCTTGAAACCCCTGATGGCGACCCTCTGCATAACGAAAAGGGTCAACCGCTAAGCATTACGATCTACGGTCCAGGCTCAAAACCCTTTCAGAAAGCTCAAAGCATACGCAATCGCGCAGTGCTGGAGTTCGTGAAAAAGGGTGGCAAGAAGATGAAGGACAACGAGCAGCGGGAACTCGATGCAGAGTTCTTGGCATCCTGCACTGTGTCTTTTAATAACTTTGGTTATAAAGACCTGACAGGTTATGAGATGTTCAAGGCTGTTTATCTCGATGCGACGATTGGCTTTATCTCTGAGCAAGTCAACAAGCACATCGGTGACTGGTCAAATTTTATGCAGAAGTCGCAGAAGAACTGACGCTCTACGCTCGCCAGCTCGGATGGTTCCACGCCACCCCTAAAAAAAGTGAGTCTGTAAGCAAAGAAAAGCCTGTTACGCGACAACAGGACATTCTGAATCGTGGCGGCACTCCTCTAATGCCGGATGTGCAAGCCGAGTATCTTCTTGGATACTGGACATCGCTTGGTATGGTCGAGAATAACGGCCAAGGCCCAAGCCCTTTGTCTCCGACGACAGTAAAGCACTGGGCAGACTCCATCTGCATTGATTTGCAGCCTTGGGAGTTTGCTATCCTTTTAGCTATGTCAAGGTTATACTTGGACGAGTTTAGGCAGGCTGAATCACCGGATAGACCACCTCCGCATGGCGACCCAGTGAACACCTTTGATCGCGCAGCAGTAAGCAAGAAACTCGGAAACGCATTTAAGGCATTTCTCCAGGCTAAAAAATGAACGGCACAGTTGGAACGCTTACGATTGAAATGGCTGCAAACATTGTCCGGCTGCAGCAGGACATGGACAAAGCTAAAAAGACAGTCGATAACGCTATGGGAAGCGTTGAGAAGTCTATTGATCGCGTCA